CAAAGCCAGACCCCATTCCTGTAGCCATTGCACCACCTGCTGCCATGCCGACTGTTCCGCCTTGAGCGAGTGCGCCGTATTTACTGTCTCCTGTAAAGCTAGGACCTCCCTTTTCATCTTCGCCAAAGAAGTCACTTGCAAAATCGTCTCCTCTACCTATGTTTGGACTACCACTATCATCGCTGTCTTGACTTTGCTGCTTACGTTGTTTTTCAACCTTTACAGCCTCTTCTTGTTTTCTTTGATTTTCTAGGGCAATACGGTCTTGTTCTACCCTCTTGTCTATGTTTCCTTTAACAGTACCCTTACCAGCACGAGCGTCCTTAATCGCCTGTTGAACTATGCTTAAAGGAACTCCATACCTATCTGCAACCTCTTGTTCCGCTCTCTCAGTACCGAAACGGCTTGAGCTTTGATATCTAGTGCTATAGAAAGAACCATTAGGATTATAGTAGCCAGACCGTCCTGCAAAAACCCCCCCTGCATCCTCTACTTTAACGTTCTTTTCTCGACCAAAGAAGTCTGTGCCACTCTTTTCGTCAAAACTATAGGTGTCTACCATATAACCTTTACTAAAAGCCTCGATGTTCTTAGCTTGTTCAAACGTTAAACCTCCGGTATCAAAGTAAGCAGAGCTACCTACATCTCGTAATATTTTCCTACCACCACCTAATCGTGCAGCATATCCCATATTGCCAACTTTATCACCAAACATGCCAAATGTGCCTACAGTATCATTATAGGCAGAATTAACAGCCCTAATGTTGTTCATGATATCATACTCACGAGACATTCTAACATCGTACAACACACTCAAGGGGCCAGATGGTCGAAGTGATGTTTTACCAAATCCATCCAGTTGTTCTGTGCCAGTGATGGTGCTTCCTATTAAACTACCAAAGGGACCCCCAAGACTACTAAAAAGACCCGCAAGAGCTTTTGGTGCGCCTTTTTCAAGACGGTCTCTTATTCCGCTAAAACCTTCATCCTTTATTTTTTCATACTGTTCAGAAAGAGTTTTAGGAACGTCCCTTACAGTTTGAATACCCTCTTGAACACCCTCACGAGCTTCTTGACCAAGCACACTAAATTCTATGTCTTTAAATCTACCTTGTGACAAAGGTTCAAAAAATTTTTCTGTTATATTTACCCGGTCCATCTTCCCCGATTTTTCGAGATATTCTGAATAGGACCTAAACTCTGAACCACCTGTTTCTTTATAACCAAACTCAGGTTGAAACCCGTCTTTTTTTGCATCGAAGTTATAGACGTTAGTATCTCCGATAATACCAATAAGGTCTGTCTCAGGTCCACTACTATCATCGCCTCTTGTAACATCTACTTCTTCACCAACGTCCGGTGCATCTGTACCTATCCCAGTTTGTTCTTCCAAATCAGGAAGACCAAAATACTCTCTTTGAAAATTAACATCGCGGGACCCATACTCGCTGGCAGTTAACGCCCTTTGACCTGTATACTCAAACCCACCAGTATCGGTGGGGTCAAAGCCCAAACGTGGTCCAATCCCGATGTTAATTCTGTCAGCCATTTTTAATTATTGCCTCATAACTACTCTTCAGCTTGAGGAGCATTTCCACTAAAGCCAGTTTCCCCTGCACTTGGCGCAGTTCCGACTCCGATTGTGCCGTTACCACGGCCCGAATCATCGACTCCCTGACTTCCTGCAGGTACTCCTCCATCAGGGGCCATTCCTTGTTGTTCACCAGCGGGGCCAGCTTCTGCGCTTGCTGCTTGTTGAGCATTTGCCATCATTCCTTGTAACATTTTCGCGTAGAGTTGTGCTTCGTTGGCATCGTTCACCAGACTATCAGGGTCGATGTCCTGTGATATTGCCAACTCCCTCATCAGGTTTGGTATCTTGACAAACGGAGCTAGCATTGGATTCGATACTGTCTGCAGCAAGGTTGTTAGACGCTGACTACGAACTTCTTTCTGCATAACAGCCGCAACACCCCTTGGTTTTATCTCTAAGTCGCCCACTATGTCCGGGGCATCGTCGTTGAATTGCATATTCCATTGGAAATACGCCTCTCCTAGTGGCTTCAGCAACATATCATCTATGTTCTTTACAACCGTCTTCATAGACAGCCCTGCAGACCCCATTAGCATTGACAGACCTGCTGCGGTGCGTCCTGTGCCAGTAACGCCTGTCTGACCGTGCATAATCGATGGGATACCTGTTTCCTCATCAGCTAACTGTCGGCTAATTTGATACATCTGCAGGTTCTCACCAGCAGTATTAGGAAACTTCAAGCCGTTGATTGCTGTACCAGTAACACCTGACTGACGACGAAATATCTTGCCGGGGAAGATATCCATGTTTTGACCCGGAACGAGGCTTGCTTCGTCCACATCAAACACGAGGTTACCTGCCAATGCAAGATTATCGATTGCCATCCGAACGTGACCGTTCATCAACTTCTGTGCATCTTCCATGTTCTCAGCAACGCCAACACCCCACAACTGATACGGGTTGACTTCGTATGGGAACACCTGATACGGAATACGGGCTGGGGTGAATGGGTTCAAGACACAACGTAAAATCATGTTTCCACAAACCCAGACGTTAACCTGAAGTTCGTCAAACTCTGACATCATGTTTGCTTCTTCGAAGCCTGCTTCTTTTGCAAGTTTAGAATCTAGAACACCCCAGTATTCTAAAACCTCAAAGCGACTTTCGGAGACGTAAGGTTCAGTCTCATCCTCACGGATTGTGTCTTCGTAGTATTTGTCCTCGTAGTTAGGACCTTTTGCTAAACATTCTTCAATAGCTTCTGCAATAAAGTGGGGACGTTTAATTAATGCTCTAAGCTGTTGACGATTCATTCTGTGACGTTCTATAACATACTCACAGTCATCTATGTTTGTGGCTGATGGGTCAGGATGAAAATCCCATGAAGACACCATTTCTATTCTGGGTACAACCCTTTCGTACGGCTGATATTCACGTTTACCGTCATCATTACGGCCCCACTGGTGGACACGTTTGTAAAAGTTAAAAGGTCCCTTGACAATGCCTGTGCCAAGAAGAGACGCTTCAAATATGGCATTACGAAATACGTTTACTGCGTTAGTGTCAAGAAGCTGGTCGTGGATAACCTTCTCCATGTTCATCGCTGCAATTTGTGCTGGGCTAATTTGAGGTTCACCCATCTTTGCAGGTCCTTCAGCGAGGGGCATCTGCCCGTACTCACCCTGAAGACCACCAAGGAAGTTTTTGCTAGGTTCTGCACCCAATGCTCCCGGTAACATTTCCCGTCCGTCACCAGCAAAACCGTAGGGGTCTTGCATCTGGTCGAGAGGTGTTTCCATATGAGCAAACTCCGCAATCCCTTCTGGGACCGGAGTGTGTTGCACAACCAACGGAAACTTCTTGTTGGCAAAAAGAATATCTACAATCTGACCATACGCTGCCAAAACCTTTGTCTTGGTAATTCTTACGAATACTCTAGACCGTTCTGAATCTCTATAGGCTGTTGTAGAATCGTATACACCTCGAAAATTTTTGTAAGCTTGTAACCAACGCTGCTCATAGGTATAGCGTCCATTTTCTGCTTCTTCAAACTTCTCTTTCACGTACCCGTATAAACCCGGAAAATTTTCTTCAGGGTTAAGTAGGGGAATAGTGGTGTCATCTTCAGGTTGAAGGAAATTATCTTCTGACATATCTTAGTAATCGCGTTCTTCAGCCATTTTCATTACGGCAGGGTCTATCGCACCCTTAGTTGCAACTTTTGGCATGTCTTCAGTCAAAGCACCTTGAGCAGTTGTGGTGTCAAACTCTAAACCTTCACGGTAAAGCTTGTCTGCACCCATCTGGTCATCTATAGATGTTTTGTCTGAGTTCATGATGTAAGATGCACCGAAATTTAAATTCGACATTTTTATCTCCTACTATCTGTATGAAGCCTGTCTTTCAGGCGGTAAGTCGTCTAGAGTTGTATCTACACGAGGTGGTGGTGTTGCGAAGCCCTTTTCTTGATTGACAGGGGCGGCTTCGGGTTTCCTATCAATGTTTACAAAACCAGTATCACGCATGGCTTCTTGCTCTGCGTCTGCTAAAGGTTCAGGTCTATTCTGTGTAAGTTGAGGAGGGTTTTTAAGTTCTTCCTCAGTTAAGGTCTGGATGCCTGTTTGCTTTGGTTCCATCGCCATAGAAGCTGCATATGCTACTGCTGCTGGTGCTTTAGCTGCTAATAACGCACCTTCGATAGCCATATCACGAGCAAAAGCTGCAGGCTCTGTTACCGCATAACGTAAAGTTTCCACACCCACTGCGCCTGCGAGTATAGTAAACAAACTTTTAAACCCTCTTGATTCCAGCCATTTGCGATTCTCTTCAGAAATGTCAGGAGCATCTGGTCGGTCTTTAGGTGCAGGTTGAGACTTTGTTGTGCCTGCTGTAGGCCCTTGTGTCGTATCTTCAAACGGTGTAGTATAAGGCTCTCTTAAAATAGGTACATCTTTATTACCTACTGCTTCATTAAAGTTTATGTATTCAGGAGTCTCTGGAGGTGGGTTAAATATAAAAGTAGACGGACTTAAAAATTTATTTTGCTTACTTGCCTTTTCACCACCGGGCTGTCGGTAACTATACTGACCCCACATATACAGACTTGCTTTATTTAAATCGTTTACAGATGGCTCGTTGTAGTTACCTGCTTCGCCGATATATACGTTTTGTGCGCCTACGTCTCCTCCAACATCTCGCGAAAGAAGCATAGCCTGATTTTCTCGACCAATCCCTACGGAGTTCATCGCTTGAATTTGAAGTTTTCTAATGTCTTTAGCTGTGAGAGGTTTGTTAGAGTTTACCTGACCTTTATCCGTGTTTTCTCTTACTAATCCTTCAGGTGTTACTTGTTCCAATACCCTGTTTACATCGCGCAACTCTATTTTACGAGGGCCATCATCCCCTTCTATTTGAAACAACAGACCCGATATTCTTTGATTTGCCCACGGAACAGTTCTTAAATACTCAGATTGGTCCTGTAATATCGCAGATGCACGTTTTGAAATAGGGGTGCTGTATGGTCTATCAGACTTCTTTCTTTCAGAACTGGATTTAGCACCCGGTCTGTCAGGAGGTATTAACAAACCGTTAGAACCAAAATAACCCATCGCCTGCACAGATGGGTCTGTCTGATTTGGCACAACATCTGTGCCTAGAAGTCCCAGCATCAAACTTGGTCGAGAACCTGTCTCTAAGTTCATCAGAATTACGTTTGCTATTGACCTATCTTCAGGAAACTTCTGTACATGCTTTACAAGGTTATCTACTAAATGACCAATTTTAGAAGCATTAAACTGAATTTTATTAGTAGCCCGTTTGCCTCTTGTAGCTAATTTAACAACATTATCTGATAGTGGCACATAATCAGCCGCTAGACTTGATTTCTCAGCAGCATCAATTCTATCTATCTTTGCGAACACACCAGAGTTTTCAATAGTGCGAATACGAGATTGTAAAGTTGCCTTGCCACTATCTGACTTTACGGCGTTTTGTGCATCTGCTAATAAGTTTCCTGATTTAGATTCATTAGCAACATCAAACAGGTCAATTACAGGCTTGTCAAGGTATGGCTGTAGTACCTTGTTATTACGAATTGCGTTTCCCCAACTAGCCGCACTACCAGCTTTCTCAATATATAAGTCGATATATTGACTGAGCGTTATTTCGCGAGGGTCAAACGCCTCGTCAACAAGAGAGGTTGCCTGTCCACCTTTTGTGCTTTGTTGTCTTGCCATTATTGTTCTTACCGCTACTGGCTCGTTTGCTGCCGCTGTGGGTTTTCCTGCTACTATGTTTTTAGAAGCAGAAGCACCTTTCTCCTGCATCTCCATTGTACTGCCAAACTTCTTTTCGTAAGCGTCAAAGCTATCTACGTCAAAAAGTTCTGGGGACTCTAAAGTTAACGCCCTTGCAATACCAAAAAATGCGTTTTCATCTGCTAGAGGAAAACCATTTGGAAACTGTTTCATAAACTGTATAGTTTGTTCCGCAGTCAGTTTTTTAGGTACTTTTATGTTCGCGCTAGGGCTGCCCCCCTCTACTATTAAATCTTCTTGAACAGTTGCGAACTTTTGAAGTTCTCGTATCTCCAGACGTAATGCGTCTATCATAGAGGATACAGTGGATTTGTTTTTACTTATATCTGTTGGATTATCCGTCATCAGTATCCGAATGTCCCGTCAAAAGGTTGGAACGCCTGTTCTTTTATGCCTTGCAAAGTTTTGTGAATTGATGTATAACCGGAAGTGCGAGTCATAACCATGTAACGGAGTGCATCATATGCGTGGTCTTCAGCTTTGGTATCTACATCTTCACTGTTTGTTTTCGACAGTGGTATTCCCGACAGTTGCGCTGTGGTGTGCTTACATGTCGAAAAGATGCGTAAACGTGGTTCTTTGGTGTACGGGTCATCTGCCAATCTTCTGTGCAGTTCCATCTTGCCTTGAAGTCGGTTACGGTCAGATGGTGTCCAACGTACCCCTGCCCTCATCATAGTTTCTGCAATAGATGGGCCGAATCCTGTCTTGTTCCAGCATGAGGCATCTAGCACGTTATAGTGGGGAAGAGGGTCAAGTTCTTCCATTTGTAGTATTTTATCAGCCAACTGCTCTGCTGTCAAGTGCTTGGCATATAGCTCACGATAAACCCAGATGTTGTTGTCCCAGTCGATTGCACCCCACAGGACACAGGATGGTGAAGCATAGCCATAGTCAGCGGCTCGTATACGGGGCCAGTTGAAGGGCATCTCGAACGGTTCGACCACATGCCTTGCCCGTGAGAACTCAGGAAAGGCTGCGCCTTCCGCTACATCCCAATCCCCGTCCAATAACCTACGACGTTCGACATCTGGCAAGGAACGCAGCATCGCTTCGTACTGTCCATCCGCCATCAAGTACGGATTGTCCGTCAGTCTTGCAGGGACGAACTTCCTGTAGAAGAGTGGCTTGCCTGCCTTGGTCGGATGTGTGTCAGGCCAAAGAAACGCTTTACCCGTCTCCGGGTCACTCGCCGCAAAAGCTTCGTTGGGTTCCGACGGGTCAATATACATTTTCTTAACCCACCAGCCACCAACGCCACCGGGGTTGGCAGTACAGCGCATACATAGGTTGGCTTGTAATTCGGCATCTGTTGACCTAAGACGTGAACGCAAATAATCCCAAACATAACTACTGGGGTACTGTGTTATTTCATCAACGCCTATCCAGTTGAAAGCCTGACCTTGGAAACGGGTCACGTCTTTGTCCCTGTCTAGGTAAGTAAACCACATGGTTGCCCCAGAGGGGAAGACCCATGTAGATTTGGATTCTCTATAAATTGCACCGGGAAACGCTTTGGGGTAAAGCTGTTTTGCCTTGTCAATCAGTTCAGTTAATTCGTCCAGAGTCCTGCGGAGAAGTAGACCACGGTGATTAGGATTGTGACAATACCTGAGAGGGTCAGCAAGCAAGGCAAAGCTTTTTCCGCCCCCTGCTGCACCGCCGTACAGTACGTCTTGCTCTGGGGCAGACAGAAACTCTTCTTGAGGACCTTCATTAGGTTGGAATATAACTGGTGTATCATCTATTAACTCTTGCACGGTTGCTGGGAGATTCGCAACGTCGTTGCCATCTACGACCCGCGAACCTGTGCCGTTAAGCGCGGTTTCTACCTTCTTTGCACTTTTCTTTAGTTTACGTGCGTAGCTGGCTTTGTCCTGCGCTTTCTTCTGGTGTTTTTCTTTTGCTTTCTCAGCCTTGCGAACACGAGCTTGTAAGGCCCTTCTTGCACGTTCGGCACGAGATAGATTGTAACGAGCCTTGGGTGCGTTAGGGTCCTTCTTGGGCCTACCGCGTTTTTTCGGCTGAGAGTCCTGCTTGTCTTCCACGGTGTATCATCCCACCCTGTGCTGCTGCTTGATAGCCTCGCTCTTGCATAGTAGGGCGTGGTTTTGGTGTAGGTATGCGTTTATTTGCTGGGTTAGGTGTAAAATCCTGTTCAGAAAGTTCACGAAGACGCTTCTCTGCGGCCTCCCGTTGTTCTTTGGTTATGTTCTTTCTTTGAAGAAACAAATACAATTCTCGCATACCCATTTCGTCAAACATCAGTCTGCTCCTCGCATGGCTTTTCTTCCACGGGCTTCTTTTTTGTTTAAGGCTTCTTCATTCTTGCGTTCTTTTAATATTTTTGCAACACGGTCTCTTTCTCTTTTATTAAGTTTTTGAGATTCAGAGAACACAGTTCCTAAACCGGGAGACATAGACGGAACTTCTTCATCGTGGCCTCTTAAAAGACGCATTAAATTAGACATAGGACCATAATCGTCTAAAAACTCTCTGATGCTATACTTCTTTTCATCACGAGGCATACCACTCATTGTGGTTCTTTTACGTTTCTCAGCCATCGATTACTACTTCCTTCTTTGGTGGCAGTAAGACCACCCCGTGGACAGCCTGTACATTGTGATTCATTGTTTCTTGCTTACCAAGGCCAACTCTATTGAGTATCGCTTCTGCTGCACGTAGCTTTAGGTCGTCCCCACGCTCAATTACTGGCGTGTCAACTAACTCTACCATCTTGTTAGCTGCCTTGAGGGAGTTCCCGGCCAACACAGCCCGTGTTCTTTCGACGATTTCCTCTGCTAGGGTGTCGCGTAGCCACGTAACGGACCCACGAGCGTACCCCGCAAGCTCTGCTGCTTGGTTGAAATTGCCGTTAGACTCGAAAAGGGCTGTCAAGAAGTTTTCTTGCTTCTCAGACAACTGCTTTTTCTTAGCTTGTTGTACTAAATTCATCAGATTTGCCTTGATTAGGTGCTGGGTAGCGTTCTGTCACTCGGTTTCTGCCTGTTTCGTAAAGGAACTAGCGTGATAGGTGAGGCGAACCAGCGTTTTGCAACCCCAGCAACCTCATTATGGTAATAATATGGTGTATTGTCAACTGTTTTACCTGATTATTATAAAAAAAATTACACAAGGTGCATTTTTGGGGTTGACGGATGCGATATCCGTTGTCATACTAGGCGTACCAGCCGCCGGGTAAACCCCCCATACCCCGCTGCACTACCTTACACGTTTGTCGGGACCCCTCGTTGGGTCCCTTTTTTTGTGCCTTGTGGGGTTACCCTACACGTTCGCCGGGAATACCATACAGAAAACCCCCAAAATACAAAAAACATGTCGCGATTGCATAGCAAATGCAGGGGGTCCCCAGTGGCCCATGCGTGCGTACGTTGTTGTTTTTATTTATCTTTGTATTTTGTCATTACCCATCAATGATGGCCGCCAGCATATCCCGACAAACTAGCACCGCAACCCCGCAAACATAACCGACAATAACACGCCCGCACCCGCCCGCGTACACGTTTTGTCATTTGTCATTACTGGGATGGATTACCGGCAAGGTTTACGGCAGTGTTAATATAACATGGCTCACAGGGCAAACACCCCTCACCGTAAACCCAAGCATTACAACGGCCAAGGCAATATTCTGGTTAACCGCATAAAAAAAGCCCCACCGGATAGGCGGGGCAAGGTTCGCGGGAGAAATAAGTTCAGCCTAGAATAATCCAAGCTGTGATGAGGTAGGTCACAATCTCAAGCCAAGTCATCAGTCTTGGCCTTTACATCCGCAAGTGTCTTCACCTTCTTTTCGAACGAGTACTGAGTAACACCCATGTTTTCAAGCATGGTGTCCAACACTGCAATCTGCTTTCCAATAACATGCACGAGCATGGCAACAGCTTGTAAATCTTCAAACGGTACGACTGCAAAGTCTTCGGCGGTTTCCTTATCGACATTGTAGTTAAAAGCTGATTTCTTCATCGTTTTACCTTTCTAGATTGTCGGGGATTGCAACGGCGCAACCCCCTGATAGTTTTGTTTTAGACCAGTTCGACAGATAATGTCAACTTATCCCTGAACACATTCTGGATACGTTCTTCTAAATGATTGTCGCACCAACTCTCGATATACTGGTCAATTTCACTGTCAAGCTGACTTGTAATCATGTCTTCAACATCACTCTCTGTGACAGTCTCATGCTCATTAGAAACAACGTTCTTTATCTCTTGCTGGATAACTTCCCGCAAGCTATACAAGGCTTTTGCTTCGGTGTCGGTCAAGGTAATTGTGCAACCGTTGCCGCTAGTGATGTCTTCTTCTCTTGGTAACATGACTAAGCCCCCAATCCATATTTGCGCTTTTTGCGTCCGGTGCTAATTGTCCGGATGTTATATCCAGCGTTGCGGATTTCCTCTATGTGCTTATGCACTGCCATACGTGACGCTACATCAGTGTTCCGCAAGATAGTGTCTAAGGTTATGGGGTAAGGCCGAGTAACAAAGACTTTTAAAACTTGCTTTGCTTTTGGTGAGAGTAGCCGAGTCCCCCCGACAACAGGCTTTCCCCGCTTTGGTTTTTTCTCGTCTGCAAAGACATAGTCAAGCAAGCGTTTTGCGGCCTCTTCTTGTTGCTTCCGGTCTTCTGCAAAACCCCGCAAAGCTTCATTAAGATAAGACCGGGCTTTTACAGGGGAATACACCCAAGCAAGCCCGATGTTTTCAACAATCTTGTTTCTAATTTCTTCTTTCATCGCTTTTCCCTTTCTGTTTAGTTTGCGATAAATACAGCGTAAATAATCAAACATAACAACACAACTGTTATTGTCCGATAGATAACGTAAAGGGCTTCCATCAAGCGGCAACCCCTTCCAATACTTGCCAAGGCTCAGAGGTTAAAACATCCCGCACCATATCTGCACGTTTCCGTTGAGCGTCATGTTGTTTCTGTTTTTCCCTGCCTTTTTCAAGCGTATGAGTAGACCAGTGAGTTAGAGCGTTATAGCCTGACCACATAGTTTCGCCCAGTTCTTTAGTTTCTTCTTCGAACTGGTCACCTAGATAGTTCAACAGGCTTTTGTTAATCGGCTGTTCTTCCTTATCACTTGGCCTCGCTTTACGTTTGCAGATTGTTTCAGATAACACGTCCACAAACTGCCTAGAAGACAACCCAAGGCTGGCCCATCTGTTCATTTGCTCCCGTTGATTTTGGAACATGTCCAGAGACAACACAGCCTTTCCGGTCAATGCTGACGTGTCCAGATTGCGGGTGTGTCGGCGTTTCTGATGATAAGCTTTCTCACCCCCAAAAACTAGCGTATTGCGGCACAGGTCACGATAAGCCCCGCTGAACACTTGGAACGACCAAGACATATCAATACTGTTGAACACGTCCAAGCGCGGCACGACACTATCTGCACCCTGCCTGCTTTTGACGTCTGCTTTCAAGTCTTCGAAGTAGATAGTTCGATGAGCTTTCTTCCCCGCTTCAAATAGCCGGTCAACAACCCGCAACCGTCCACCCAGTGGGCT